GCTTTATGGCAGGGAACATTCATGGTGGGTTCAATGGCTCACGGTACTGGCGTTCTACGTCCTGACTGTGCAGTTGAAATCTACTGGGCTACCAGTTAACTTCTTAATCATGGGGGCTTTGAGTATTAGCCCCCTCTTTTTTTATTTGCTATGGCCTTATCACGTACCTCAAAATTAGAAGCTGTTAATAGAGTTCTTCAAATGATAGGTGAAGCTCCTGTTAATAGTCTTAATGGTCAGTTTGGGTTAGCAAAACAAGCAGAAGATTCTTTATTAAATGTCAGTCGAAGAGTTCAAGCAGAAGGCTGGTCATTCAATACTGATTACGAAAGAACTTTAACTCGTGATAGTAATAATGAAATTCCTGTTGGAACTGATGTAAGTAGAGTTGTTATAGATATTCATCAGTTTCCTGACTACGATATAATCCAAAGGAATACTAAGTTATATGACAGACGTAATCATACTTATGAGTTTACAGAAGATTTAAAAGGAGATGTTACATATATGTTTGAGTGGGATGATCTTCCTGAACATGCTCGTCAATACATAATGACAAGAGCAGGAAGACAATTACAAGAAGCAATTATCGGTAGTGCAGATCTAACACAAATTAATTTAACAGCAGAGATGGAAGCAAGATCACATTTCCTAGAAGAAGAAACTACTAAGAGTCAACATAATATGATCCGTGGAAATCCTAATCACACTGGTGTATTTAGAACTTATCAACCTAGTCGTGCAGTCGCTCGGTAATCATGCCTTTAATTAGTTCATCAATTCCTAATCTTATTAATGGTGTTAGTCAGCAACCAGCTGCATTACGACTAGCATCTCAGGCTGAATCAGTTATTAACTGTATGCCTAGTCCTGTTGAAGGATTAAAAAAAAGACCACCGATGAATCATGTAAAAAAATTATTCGCTGGTAGTGCAGGAACCACAAGACCTTTTGTCCATGTTGTTGATAGAGATGGCACAACACAATATCTCGTCATTATTCAAGATGGAGCTATTAAAGTTTATGACCTAGATGGAACAGAGAAAACAGTAAGCACTCCTGATGGAACTAGTTATTTAGATATTGATAATAACTCTCAACCTTCTGAACAATTTAGAGTTGCTTCTGTTGCTGACTATACCTTTATAACTAATAGAGAAAAAGTAGTAGCGATGAGTACTACTGACTCCCCTACCTGGGGTACTAAGTCAATGGTATTTGTTAAAGCTGCTAACTATGACACAACTTATCGAGTAACACTTGCAGGTACTGAAAAAACTTATACGACTCCTGCTGCTGGAAGTGGAACACCCGATACAATTACTATTGCTAATCAACTAGCAACACAATTAAATACGATATCTGGCTTTACTGTTACCAATACTGATTACATTATTCGGATAACAAAAGACGATGGATCAGATTACACCTTAACTACTAGTGATACAAAGACAGGTACAGATACACATAGTATTAAAGGAACTGTTCCTAGTCTTGATAATGTTCCAAGAGTTGCAGAACATGGATTCATTATCAAAGTACAAGGATCATCTTCTACAGAACTTGATGATTATTACGTTAAGTTTGAAGCATCAGCTGGTAGTGGATTTGGTCAAGGGATATGGAGAGAAACAGTAGGGCCAGGTATTGACTATCAATTCGATGACACAACAATGCCTCATACTCTCGTTAGAAATGCTAATGGGACATTCACTTTTGCTAAGTTTGCATGGGCTGGAAGATCAGCAGGAGATGCATCAACAGCACCTGAACCTAGTTTCGTTGGAAGTACAATTCAAAACTTAAACTTATTTAGAAATAGATTAGTTCTTCTAGCAGATGAAAGTGCAATCCTTTCTGCTGCTGATAGTTATGACAGGTTCTGGCCCGAAACTGTTCAAACAGTAATTGATAGTGATCCTATTGATTTGAGTACAGGTGGTACAGAATTAAACTTCCTTGTCTCAAGTGTCGCATTCGCTAATACACTTCTTCTCTTCAGTAGGCATGGACAATTTCGCCTTGACTCTGGAATAAATGTTGGTACTCCCTTGACTCCTAAGACTGCAAACATCACTGCAATTACAACTTATGATATGGAGAGTTCAGTTGATCCAGTAGCAGTAGGTCGTAATATTTATTTTCCTATTCCTAAAGGTGACTTCACTGGATTACGTGAGTTCTTTCTTCCTGATGCGAGTGGATCAGTTCCTTTGTCAGAAGAAACTACTTCACCTGTTCCTCGTTTTATTCCTAGTAACTTAACAACTTTAATTGCTTCTATATCAGAGGAAGCTATTGCTGTTATCAGTAAGGATCAACCTAAAAGAATTTATCTTTATAAGTTCTTCTTTGAAGATGATACGAAACTTCAATCAGCATGGTCTTACTGGGAAGTTAAAGGAGCTAAAACAATTCTTGGTGCTGGTATTGTTGATACTGATATGTATGCAGTTGTTGAATATTCTGATGGAGTTTATTTAGAACATATTGTTTTACGACCAGAGAATATAGATGTTAATACAACAATCGAACTTTTATTAGATAGAAAAACAACTGAAGCTGATTGCACTACAGCAGTTACAAATCCTGGAGGGTTAGGAGTACAAACAACAATCACTCTTCCATATCCAATGGCAACTACAGGGACTATGGCAGTAGTAGGCAGATATGTGGATGGTAATACTATTAGTCATGGTCAAGTAATACTTCCTGTTAGTGAAACATTGACAGGTGGTGCAAGTGGCAATGGAACAATGGTTGTTAAAGGAGACTTAAGTAGTGCTAAGTTTTTTGTCGGAGAAATATATGATATGAGTTATGAATTTAGTACACCTTATATAAAAGAAAGTCCTTCAGGAGGTGGAACATCAGTAGCAGCTGGGCCTAAATTACAAATGAGAACATGGACTGTAGTGTTTGATGAGACTTCATCTTTTAATTTAAAAATCACTCCTGCTGGTAGAGATATGCAAACTTATCCTTATAACGGATTAATGGTTGGTCAAAGTCCTCCTGTTCTAGGAAGCATTGGAATCCAAACAGGGTCTTTTCGTGTACCTGTTATGGCAAGTAATATTGATACTAAAGTAGAATTATTTAGCGATAGCCCTTTACCTTGTCGCTTTCAATCCGCAGAATGGGAGGGATGGTTACACAGCAGAGCATCACGAATGTAAGTTATCAACGTCCTTCTACTTTGCAGGATGTTGCAGTAGTTGCTGACAATATGCGACAAGAAGATATTGATGAATGCAAAGCGCAATCAGGTGCTTGCCCCAAGGGAAGTATGCTGTATTGTTATTTCAATTCAGATCCTTGTATGACAATGATTAGTCGCAATGGCTATGTCATGGGAATGTGGGGAGTCGTACCTGAAACAGAAACAGCAGGAAGAATATGGATGCTTGGTTGTAATAGAATGGTAGATGATAAGAAAGATCGTGAATGGTTTTTAGAAGAAGGAAAAAGATCTCTCGCTAGAATACAGAAGAGATACCCTGTATTATTTAATGTAGTAGATGCTAGAAATAAAGTACACGTCCGTTGGATTCGATGGATGGGTTTCACTTTTATCCGAAAGCATCCACAATGGGGGCCAGAGGGTCGTCTCTTCTATGAATTTGTGAGGATCTGATTTATGTGTGGTGTCACCTCTGTTGTTATGGGAGTCCTGTCCGCAGGACTTGGCATCATGCAGCAGAATGCAGCAGTTGCTGCACAGAATGAACAGATCGCTTGGCAGAATGCAGTACAAGAACAGAACTATAATTTCCAAAGAATCACAGCTGAGTCAGCAAGGATACATGAAGAACAGCAAAAAGTATTGCAAGATGATTTGATTAATCAGAATACTTTCCTTGCAAATGAAGCTTATAGTAGTGATATCGCTCAATTAAATTTACGTTTAATAGAAGAGGAGATGGCATCAAGTGAGCAGAAAAGGAGAGCTTCTTTAGAAATGTTAGAAGCTCAAGGTGATATTGCTGCTAGCGGTAGGGTAGGTAATACTGTTCAACAATTAATTGCAGATAAGAAACGGAAATTTGCCTCGTTTGATTTTGTAACTTCAAATAATTTTGCGTTCACAGGGTTACAAATGTCAGAAGAAAAGAGAGCTGCTGGTATTCAAAGAGGTAGTCGGATTTCAAGTAAAACACCTTATCTCAAACGTACAATTCTCGACCCTGTTAAACCTATTCCACGAGCATTTGCTAAAGGCCCAGGCTTTGCTGGTATCTTGAGTGCTGGATTAAGTGGTGTTCAATTTGGTATGGGAGTTCATAGTGGATTAACTAAAGCTGGATTTACAACTAAGCCTGTTGGGGAGGGTGTTAAGTCGCATTGGCTCCCAGGCTATAACATAACTACAACCTAATGGCTAAATCAACAAAACGCCTTTCAGGCGGTAAGAACACTGGAGTAGGTTCTACTTTCTCTTCTGGTCGTAAATATGGAACAGCTGCTAGTGGTGGTGTTACTTCTTCAGCAGCTCCTTTAGAAACAAGAAAACAAAGTGTTGCGACTGTTAAGCCTCAAGCTAATCTCGTTGACTCATTTCAAATAGCAAAGAGTGTTAATGCCCCAGCTCAAACATTAATTCAACCTTGGCCTACTCTGCCTCAACCTTCTCCTGATGCACAAAACTTAGCTAATACTCTAAGTAGTCTTAATTCAAATTTGAAGAATGCGACTACAGCTACTTTGCAAGTAGCAGAAGAAAATCATATCCAAAAGATGAAAGATGCTCGTGCATTAATAGAACAGATATCAACTTATGGCCCACCACAAAAAAGTGAAACAATAAAAATCTTAGAAAAGAAATCAAAGGAAGGTGATCTAGCAGCGCAAAAGATGTTGCGCCAATATGAGGCAGGAGCTTCTCAACCTTATATACAAAGAGCAATAGTCGATAAACAATATCTAACTAATCTTTCAACAGCAGAATCAAGATGGGAAAAAGTCAAGACTATTGATGTAGCAGCAGCAGATGGAACGATCACACAGAAATCAATTTTAGAATTTCCAAGTAGTGATCCAAGAGTACAAGCTGCTTTAACTCAAGCGATGCTTGGTGATTTAAAGGTTTCATCAATTCATGCAAATACGTTAGAGAAATGGAAAACATTAAGCACTCAAATTCAAGCTTCACTGTTATCTGACCATGATGAAAATCATTATGAATTTGTAGTCACAAAGAAAAATGCAGCAGATCGATCAAGGAATGAAGAACTTCTTATCTTCTCTCCTATTAATGGAGTAGCAGCTTTAGAAGAAATCCAAAATCAAATAGATAACAGATATACATTAGATGCTTTTGATTCAGGTGATGAATATGCAAAAGGATTACCTAATCAATTAATAGAAATATTGAAATCAATGCCTCGTGAAACAGAGGCAGATCTTAGAAATTATCAAATAGCAAAAGATAAAGTTAAATTTATTATTGAAAATTTAATGACGGGCCCAGCTCTTACAAGAGCAAAGGAAGGTGTAATTAATAAGGATTTATTGTTAATTAATATGATGGAGAAGAAAGATCAGAATAAATTCTATGAAGATTTAGAGAGTATAGAAAATGATGCTATTACAAAAAAATTACGAATTGATGAAGGTAAAGGAAAAGTTCTTGCTCAACCTATTTTAGATCAACATTTTACAGGTGAAAATATTCAAACGGCAGCAGGATTAACTGCTGCATATAAAGCGGCTAATGAAGACTTAAGACTCAAAGCATTAGAGTCCAACAAATATACTCCTAGTGTTATAGCTCATGCTCAAGCTGCTATTAATGCAAGGCATAATCAATTCAAGCAATCAGGAAATGCATTAAGAAATGAATTAGCTGTTAATTTTGAATTGCAATATGATAAAGCAATTACGATTGAAGATTACAATAAAGTAGAAGATGATATCCGACTTGCAATGAAGGAAGATCCTGCTACCAGAACTGTTTTGCAGCCATTACTAAATAGGATACAAACACTAAAACGACAAGAAAATCTAAATTTAGTGAAGTCAGCTAATAATATAATTGAACCAAAACTTAAAGCATTTGAGAAATCTTTTACTAGTACAACTTCTTGGAGTGGTATGAATGAAGATGCAGCAATGGAGAGGAATAAATTAACTCAAGGGAGAACAATAATAGCTAAAAAAATAAAAGAAATTATCAGTGAAGGTAGAGCGAATGGTGATCCTACTGAAAAAATTCAAAAAGATCTTAGTGATTATGCAGCCAATCTTAATCTTAGAGATGTTGGAATGTTCCAGAAAATTCCTCCATTTACAGGAACAGTACATGAAACTCCAAAGGTTGCTATAGATTCTGTATTAGAAAGAGGAGATAGAAATAGATTACTTAATATCGGCAATTATAATAAACAAAGTCAAAGAAGAAAAAATAGATGGAGAAGTGATCTTGGTGGATTAATACGAACTGAACAGGTTATGTCTAAAACAGATTTACTTAAAGCTTTTGAATTGTATAGATTAACAGGAACGATTCAAGATAGTGATGTTAGAGCAATGATTATAGGAGCACAAATAAGACCTATTGAATTCTTTCAACATCAGATGAAAAAAATAGATATTGATCCTGCTGGAATGTCTAGCTTATGGGATCATATACCGAATGATGTTAAAGACGATGTAAATAAATGGTATAGAAAAAATGGATATAATATGCAGACTCATAGCTATAGACCTTCTCAAAAAAAAAATGAAATAAGTAGCAGCAAATGGATGCAACCTCAAGAAACATTAGTAGCAGGAGAGTTGCAACCTGGAATGTTAGAGAATAAACCTGTTGTTTTATCTCAAGAAAAAGATACTTATAAAAGAGCAACAACAAATTTTATAGCAATTTATAATCTTGCGAAAGAATTAGGAATTAAATATCCAGAAATAGCCGCTGCACAAATGGGACTTGAATCTACATGGGGACTTAATCCTGCTGCTAATAATAACTATTGGGGATTACAAGCAACTCCTGGAGAATTGAAAGCAGGTGAAGCTCAGATGAAGTCAACAAAAGAATTTATTAAAGGAGAAGAAGGAACATATCAAAAACCATTTAAAGATTTTTCTTCAATTAGAGAAGCTTTACTTCAATACAAGGAAGAATGGGATCAAGATTTCATGGGAAGGAAAGGAGCTAGTAATGCCAAGACAAGAGAAGAAGCTGTTCAGATATTAAAAGATGGAGGATATGCAACAGATCCTGATTATGTTCAAAAGATTTTAGAAATCCTTGGGAATTTTAAAGATATATACAACGGAGAAGAATCTAGTACCATTAAACCAACGTCAGGTCTAGCCTAGAATCATGCCTTTTGAAGAATTTATAGATGAATATGGCTTTGAACGTACAAGATACGTCAATGATCCAGTAACACCAGAAACAGAAACGACTACTGATACTTCTGCTTTATCAACTGAAGTTCAAACTCTTAGTCCCGTACAAGAGTTAATTGAAATTTATGGAGGAGGTGATATAGGTCGAGCACGAATGGAAACAGCACATAAGCGTTGGGGTTACAGTGATCGTCCTTCTGTTAATGAGCATCTAAATAAAATGCTCGATCATCCTTTAACAGATTCTAATGTCAGCTTACAATTCGGAGATGATGGACAACCTTTAAGAGGTAGCAATGGAGAAACATTATATGAACAATTTATTCCAGGCATTACTGATAGACCTGATTATGATTCGTCATTAGCTACTGGTGACTACCCTCTTAGTAATACTCTTCCAGGACAGGTAGTCGCTCCATTTGTTGAACCATTTGTTGCTGGAGCTAAGGAGCTTACACGTTCTGGGAATATTGATAAATCATTAACAGCTTTTGCACAAGCTTCAGATTCTGCATTTGGTGTCCAAGGACAAGAAGTAACAGAAGAAGGAAAAGGTCTAGTCCCAACTGTCTATAGAATTAGTGCTCAAAGAATGCGAAATATTCTGCAAGAACTTAATGATCGTTTTTTGTATGACATACCAGCAGCTTTAGGAGTACATAACAAGCCAACTACTTTCCAAGATCCTGATGGAAAATTTCTTGGTATTGCTGGGCCTTTGCCAACAATGCCTACAACAGGAGCAGCTGAAGAAATTATCGGTGGATTTGTTCAAGCTGGTATTAGTATTGCTGCATTACGAGGTCTAGGACTTCCATCTATTCCTGGAGTTCCAGGATTAGTAACAGCTCCTGTCCTGACTCCTTTAAGAAGTGGAAATGTTGCTGGTACTGCACTAGGACTTTTAAAAAGAGGAGCTGGTTTATTTGTAGAAGGTCAGGAATACGGTGCAATTCTTGATTTCTTTGTTTACGATCAACATTCAGGTCGTATGGCAGATCTTGCAGATAAATTTGGTTTAAGGATTCCTTATACAAAATTTCTGTTAACTGATCCTTCTGATGTTGGTATTGAGGGAAGTCTTAAAAACTTAGCTGATGGTCTTATTTACGGTGGCCCTATTGGTTTAGCTTTAGGTGGTGGTGGACAAACTCTTAAAGGTGCTCTCCGTGGTGAACTTGGAGAAATTCTTCCAGGTGTTGCAAAATCTTCTGCTAATGGAGATCTTGCTAATGCTTGGTCATCAGTCGTAGAAAAAGTTTTCAAGAATGAAAAAGCTATTTTTGATGAAGCTGTTTCTAGTAAAATTGAATTAGGAGAAGCTGATGCACCAGGCCCATTAACTACTGTTGATCAAGCTTTAATATCTGCTAGGCGTGATGAATTAATAGAAGAGCTTGCTTCTCGTAAAGCATTACTAGATGAGTTAATAGCAAATGAACCACCTAAACCTCTTAAAGGTGAGAAGAGTAAAAGAGCTAGTAATCATAGAACATGGGTTACAAAGAAAAATAAATTAACTAAAGAAGTAGATTTATTAGAGAAACAAACTCTTGCTGCTGATAATAAAGTATTAAGATCAAAAGGAACTGTCGTAACAGGGAAAGACAATCTTACATTAGGAGAAGAAGTTGATACAGGATATAAAGCCTTACCTATTGAAGAAGCAATTTCAAAAAGAGAAGCAGCAACTGCTGAGTTAGATGACGCAGTTAAAAATCTACAAGAGAAAGCATCTAAGGTTCAAACTTTAGAAGAATGGAGAGAAGCTGAATTAAATAAATTAAGAGCTAGATATGATGAACTTGGCCCAGAACCTGAACTTCCTAATCCACCTTCAGGAGGAAGACTTTGGACAGAAGATAAAGCGACAGGAGATTTTGTTTTAAATAAAGATTCTATTTCTGATGATGTAAGAGCTGATTATGAACAACAATTAGCTGCTTACAATAAAGCTATTATTGACTATGATGCCAAAGCTTCTCAGCTAAAAGCAGATGCAGATAACTTTGATGTCGAAGTAAAGAGAAGATTAGATGGTGTGAAAGATGTAGCTCCAGGTGTTGTTGTATCTGGAGAAGTAAGGGACTTTACGTATCCAACAGAATCTGGAAGAGGAAAACCTAGACCTACTTATGGAAGAGCCAAAATCATTTGGGAGTCTGAATTAGATATGGCTGCTTGGATAATAAGACCAGGTAGAAAGAGATATCCAGTTTCATATGATGCAGTAATTCAAAAATTAGAAGCTGAAGGATTTAATGTAAAAGAGATTGAGAAACTAGGAACAAAAATACATGACGAAATAAAGGCAGATGTAAAAGCTCAAACAGGTTCAGCAAAGGCAAGTCCTGAGAATACTGAGGGATTAACTATTGAAGTACCTGCTCATCGGGGAGTAGATAGAACTACTGGAAGAGATCCTGGAACACCTCCACCTCCACCTCCAGAAACTCCTACAAATCCAGGCCCAGAATTTAATGATGATTTTTATTCAGAAATTAGAGATGCAATTCTTCAGCGATCAGATGATTTAAGACTAGGGAAGGTAACTCTTGATGAATTAATGCCTAATGAAATCCGTAGATTAGTTAGTAGAAGTGGTAAAACACAATATGCAGAAAGACCAAGTGAAGAATTAGTTATTGGATTAAAAGGACTCAGTGATGTTTTTGAAAAATTAGGAAAAGAATCAACTACTGGTATTCCAACTTTGGATTTCCCAGTAATGCAAAAGATGGTTTATAGAAGCATGAGACAGAATGGAATGACAAAAGGTGATATAGATAAAATCCTTCCTGCACTTGGCCCTCTTCGTAAAATCAACGAACAAAATCAAAGAACCATTTCTTATATGATGGCTCTTGATACAACACTTCGACTTCAAGCTACTCAAACAGCAACGCTTGCCGTTAATTGGCAGAACAGAAAAATAAGTGATGTCTCAGATTTAGAAAGTTTAGCTAAACAGTTATTTGCTTCAATATCAGAATTTACAAGAGGTGCTGAAGTATTTCAAAATCTAGGTAGAGGAGATGCACAAAGACTAGCCTCTCGACAAATGAAGGCTCCTACCTTCTATGATGCAGAAGCTTTAATACCACCAAGAACAACAGTTCAATATACGACAGATAAAAAGACAGCAAATAAAATACTTAGCAATGGATTTCAAATTACAAAAGCTAGTAAAGATACATTAGTTGGAGATGCTGTTTATTTTGATTTAAGTTCTGATTTAAATGCTGATGCTATTAATAGTCCTGGGAAGCATTTAGTTGCTGGTTCTATTCCAGCTAATGTTACTATTCTCGACTTACCATTAACAGGTAAATCTATAAATGAATTATTAGAAGATTCTGGAATAGGTTTATTAAAAGGTAAAAAGTTATCTATCGATCAACAATTAGCTCTTGCATCATGGCTTGATAAACAAGGCTATGATGGTATTCGAGTAGATAATAAAATAGCAATTTTCAATCCTGATATTGCTAATGAAATAGTAGGTTCTAATGCACCTAGATCAGGTGGGGCAGAATTTAAAGTAGATGTTCTTGATTATGTAGAAAGAAGTATAAAAGAAAAAGGTTTGCTAGGACAAAATGTAAAACCTGAAATACAAGAAGCAATAGAAACAGGAAATATTACTCCAGATGTAGAAGAATTTTTAGATGAATTAACACGAGGATTTATAGATTATAAAGATAAAGAATTTGGCAAGACTGTTGATTATGCAAGCAGACTTGCAAAGGCTAATCCATACACATTAACAAGAGATTTACTTCTTGATATTTATGGAGCAAGTCTTTTATGGTCGCCAACAACAATGGCTACAATGGCACTGGGTGGTGCTTTAAAATCTGCAACCCTTCCATTACTTCAAGCAACAGGAGGATATGTAGAAGCTGGAATTAAACAAGCAGAAGGAACACTTGGAATACGTGGAAGAAAAAAATTAACTCCTGAAGAAAGAGCAAGTCGATTAACAAATGCTCGTAGAACTTTCAGGAGAGCAAATCAACAATGGCAGTTATATAATCGAATGGCTGTAGAAATTCATCAGGCAGCTACATTAGCAAGACTTTCTTATGATGAAGGAGTTGCGCTTAACTCAACAAGAAGATCTTTTGCTGAAAATATAGAGAAAGGTAGAGATCAAGAAGCTATCTATAGATTAGGTAAAGAAGCAGAAACAGAATCTCCTATCTTTAAAATAGGGTCAGGCTCGATTAGAGAAAGTTCATTAGATAATCCAGGAATATTAGATCCTAATTTTGCTGATCCACAACCTAGTGTAAGAAAAGCTATTAAAGAAGGTAATTATCTGCCTAATCCATTTAGTGCAAATTACAGAGCAAATGCTTTGAGATGGTTATGGCAAAAAAATAATATGTCTTTAAGAGGAGCACTTGCTATTGATACTTTCTTTGGAAGTATGGTTAGTAAATCGCATGAATATTTACGTTTTTATATTGAAGCTTTAGAAGATGCAGAAGTTAGAGGTTTAGGTTGGGGAACAGAAGAAGCTGCTGAATTTGCAACTAAACGTGCATCAGAAAGATTAGAAGATATCTCTATTGATGTTCAAAAAAGAGATGGAACAGTTATTAAAAATGGAATTGTTACAGGTCAAACTGCTGAGAATGTAACTAACTGGACAAACTTTACATCAGATCTTTGGGCTAAACCTGATAAAAGAAGTTTCAAAGCAGGTTTAAGAATTGCAAGAGACAATGGTTTAGAAGGAGATGAAGCTGTTAAATTTGCAAACCAGCATGAAGCTTCAGAAGCTGTAATTCCAAAAGTATATCCAAGATTTGTTTCGGCTGGTGGAGTTGCATGGCAAGAAATTATTACCCATGCACCAGAAGCAAGACTTCTTCAATTCTTTAACAGAACACCTATTAATATTCTTAAAGACACAATGAGATCTGTTCCTGGCGCAAATTTCCTTGAAGATAACTTTTGGAAAAACATTCAAAGTGATATTCCAGAAGTTAGATATAGAACAGCAGGAGAAATAGCAGTAGGAACTTTAGTTATCGCAACAGGTGCTCAACTCTTACAAAGTGGTTTGGTTAAAGTTTATGGTGCTGGGCCTATTGATGGTAGAGAAAATAGAGAGTGGAGAAAAGTCAATGGTATTCCTAGAGGTTATCATTTTCAAATAAAGAATTTAGATACAGGTGGTTATTATGCTCCTGTGGATTTCAGTCGCTTAGATACTTTTGCTTTAACGCTTGGTGGACTAGCAGATTGGATGGAGAATATCCATGAGAAATCAGATGAAGAAGGTCAAATAGAAGCAAGTGAACTGATTATGGCTTTCGTTCAAGCAAGTGCTGAAACTGCTATTGGTACATTAGATAGACAAATGTTTGAAGGTTTCAATACTATTCTTAGAGCAGCAAGAGGAATGAGTGATCCAATATCTGTTACAGGAGATAAAATTAATCCTGGTATTCAAATAGTTCAGACTATTGCATCACGTTTAATGCCATTTGGAGGATCATTACGCTTATTCAGAAAAGGTAATGATCCATATTTAAGAGGTATTCCTGCTAATAATTTTGGTGGTGAAATGGTTTCAAGATGGGCTAATCAAACAGTAGGGAGTAAGTTCCTTCCTCCAAGACTTGATCCCATAGGAGGAGAACCTTTAAGAGCACCTATCTCATGGGGAACTCATTTTATTCCAGAAAACTTAGGTTATTTAAGAGGTGCTGTTAATGCTGTTAATCCAGCAGGTGTCTTCCCAGTTATGCCAGAGAGAAGTATTGTTCACGATGAGATTGCTAATTTACATCAACGTGGAAAGTCATTTGATTTCTTCCCACCTGATGCATTCCAAAGAAGAATAAAACTTAGCCAAAGAGAAGCAAGGCAATTCTTATTAAGTTATGAGCAACATAACAAACTAATAAGTTTAGCTAACTCAGTGATACCAATAGGAGAGAGCGTTAATTTTCTACAAAATTTAGAGTATTTAATTAATGATCCAAATAGTATTTACTATCAATACAGTGGAGAACGAAACACATATTCAAGTGGCTTAAGTCAAAGAGCACAAATAATTAGAGATGTCCATGCAATCTATCTGGAAGCAGCAATGGAAGCATTCCTTGCATTACCAGAGAATGAAGACTTCAATAATAGATACCTAAGAGCAAGAGCAAAACAAGGAGAACTTAAAGAAGGACTTTCCCCTAAACTCGTACCAGGCGATAATATCAATACAAGAAGCTTCATCCAACAGCTAAACTAAGTTCATGGCTTATTCATACAATCTCTACACTTCCACAACAGCTGGACAAGTAGATTTTCAATTCAGCTGGCCTTACATCAAAGCAGAGCATGTAAAGTTATATGTTAATTACACTGAGATAGCACAAGCTGTTGCAACAAGAGGCTCTGGTGTAGCTGGTTTTCAGATCTATACAAGTGGATCTAATACATATGCAAGACTTAATGACACTGACGGATTAAGTTCAGCAAATACAAGGGTAGAAGTAAGAAGATTTTCTTCTATAGCAAATGTCTTAGTTGACTATACAGATGGATCTACGCTTACAGCATCAGACTTAGATACTAGTAATTTACAAAATTTATATATAGCTCAAGAACTAGATGATGCACAAAAACAAGGAATATCTATTGACCAATCAACAGGTCAACCAACTCTTAATAATCAGCGTCTAACTAATGTTTTAGATCCTAGTGCTGCACAGGATGCCGCAACAAAAAACTATGTAGATACAGCAGCTCAACCAGTTAATGCAAAGCTAACTGAATTGGGAACGATGGGTCAGGACACAGCTAATGCTTTAGCTGATTTAACACAAGCAGAAGTACAAGCAATAGATGGTTTAACTGCAACGACTACTGAATTAAATCTGCTTGATGGAGTTACTGCAACGACAGCAGAAATTAATTATGTAGATGGAGTTACTTCTAATGTTCAAACACAGCTAGATGCAAAGCAGCCTTTAGATGCTGAGTTAACAGAACTAGCAACTATGAGTTCTGATACAGCCGCTGCATTGGCTGATCTAACTCAAGCTGAAGTACAACTTGTTGATGGTGCAACTCTTTCTACTACTGAGCT